CTGCGATTTTTTTCGGTTGTTTAACAAACTGTTTACCTTTTTTATATCCACTTGCTTTAGCTTTGTTAGTTGCTGATTTTTCTTTAGCCGTAAGAGCTTTCCAAGCTTTATCAGGTAAGTATCTTCGTTTACCTTCAGATTTTTTTCCACTACTTGTTCTCCATTTTTGTTTGCTCCATTTTGAGAGTTTATTGGAGCTTGACTTAGTTCCGCTATACCCTCCACCTGCTTTCTTATATATCTTGACAGCCAATTGCATAGCTCTTGCACTGTGCTTTCCTCCCATTTTTGCTTTAGCTTGAGCTTTCGCTCTAGCCCACAAAGCAGGTTTAGTTTTCTTTGCAGTAGCCATTAAGCTTTTTGCTTATTTCTATTTGCAAAGTTTCTAGCAGATTCTACACTTCTAAAACCCCAAGCTCTAAGAGCTAAAGCTTTTCTTGTAGGTCTGCCTTTACTATCTTTCATCGGCCCTTTCATTCCTGCAAATCTTGCAGCAAAAGAAACTTTTCTTTTAAATTTCTTTGTACCTTTAGGTGGTGTCTTTTTAACTGGAGGCTTTAAGTTAGCACCTTCTTTTCTTTTAAAGTATGCTCTGCCTTTTGCAGTTAATCCACCTTTAGGATTCTTGTGTTCTTTTCTCATTAACCAAAGAAACCTCTACCACCTGCTTTACCAAATAAAGATCTAGAACCAATAATTCCTCTAGCAACTTTATCTTTGTATGTTGCTTGTTCTGCTTCTAAAGCAGCTTTTCTAGCTTCTTCAGCTTTTCTTGCTTCTTCAATAGCTGGATCTGGTTTTGGTGGTGGTGGTGCTTTTGGTTTTGAAAATACTCCGCCCATTATTCTTGCTCCTCAATATTTAAATTGTCAAAGTCATAACTTGTTAAAGAACCCATATGGCTTTCCATTTCTTCTAATAAATCATTATCAGATTCAAGCTCATTCATTTCGTCAATAACTTGCTGTAATGGCTTTTTAGGTTTTGTCATTTGGATCCTTAGTTTTATCCCAAAATGACTTATATCCAGCTTTTATCAACGCACAATAAAGCTGATAGGGAGTAAAGATATACCATTTATAAAATCCAATTAATCTCATTATAAAAGCAACGCAGGTCAAATCTTTTATTCTTAAGAGATGCCAATCATTTTTAACTGGACATCTTAGCAGCTTATAGTCTTTCAAATAGAAAAACATATCTTCTAATTCTTTTTTAGATAAATGAGATAATCTTATTCCTGCATGAGTAAATTCTAAATGTACCCAGCAATCTATATTTGAAAAATAAGATATAGCTCCACAATGTTTAAAACCTTTTTTAAGAAATCTTAACCAATCTGAGTAAGGATGATTGGGAGATTCATAAAAATATACTAACCATTCTTTCTGAACAGATCCCATACTTTTCTTTTTGTTGGTCTTGTCTTAGCAAAGACATCCCATTCTTTTTTAGCTATTGTAGGTCTATGTTGTGTTTTACCAGATAGAATTGTTCTACCTTCTCCAGCTCCCATCATCAAATATTGTAAAGCATCATGAACGTGTGAATATCTATTCTTTAATGGCTTCTCATCATATCGATCACCAGATACTTGAAGTCTTCGATAATGATAACCACCATTAAATCCTTTTTTAAGATTTACACATTTAGGATCTAAAACAAATCCTGGCTGTCCATCTAGTAATCTTGTTAATGCTGAATCAACAGCTTCTATTCTTAGAGCAACATCATTAGATGGTGCAGGTGTAGCTTTTAATCCGTTCTGCCTCATAATTTGAAATGGAGTTCTTTCATCTGTTTGAGATCTAAAATCTCCAGCAGGATCACCATAGATATGTACTTCGCATCCTCTATATGATTTTGCAATCTCACCTCTTAGTAATTCTGAGAATCGAATTACACCCATATCAAAACAAACTAATTCATTAACTATATTCCATTTACCAGAAGATAGTTTCTGACCAAATACAGCAGCAGGAGTTAATCCAAAGTCCACACCAATGTATATTGGTTGATGAGGATTAATCTCTAATGTTTCATTTGTTGTATGTAGTTCTTGTTTAAAGTTTGGATAAACAGGTTTACCTTCTTCAATAGTTCCTAATTTGTTTAATACATAAACATCTATCCATCCTTTTGTTTTACCTCTAATAATATTTGAGTAATATTTTTCTGTTAGATTTTTTATGTTCTCAGCATCTTTATTAAATTCATAACCTGTTGTTACTCCATCTTTTCCTTTTTCTTCTACCATTCCGGGTGGCTGAGTATAGAAGCTCCAGTTATCTGGTTTGATTAACATAAGAGCTTCATCTCTTGAGATGTGATCTGGTACAGGAACATCACCTGCCATAATCGGCCACCAATGATCTTCTTCTGGTGCATTGGTATCTGCTATTACTCCATACCAAGTAGCACCACCATCTCTCATGCTAGGAAATCTTCCTACCCTCATTGTACAAGCATCTATAATTGATTTAGGTATTTCTCTAGCTTCGTTTACCCAAACGCCTGTTAATTCTAATGATAGTAATTTCTTAACATCTTCTGGTCTATCAAGAGCTAAGAATATAACTTCTACATCTAAATCACCTTTTAATATTCTATGAGTATAAGGTACACTCCAGGCGAAGTTTCCCCATGTATCTTCTGGAAACCAATCTAACCAAGTTTTAATTGTTGTTGTTCTTAACTGTGGGTTTGTATTTCTAATGATTGCCCATCTAGATTTACGAATACCTTTTTCGTTTTTCTTTTGCATTAGGCTTCGTCTAAATATTTCTACACAACAAGCAACTGATTTACCAGATCCTACTGGCCCACGTAATCCTCTAAAGAAGTCACTGGACTTCATAAAATCTTTTATGGTTATTCCGTTTGGCTTGTAATCAAAATTAATCGACATTTGTACCTACATTTTGTTTTAACAGATTGTAGATAGTTTCTTCACCAAAAGCTTCTACAAGTTTATCAGCTTCTCTATCTGTTATCATGTGTGTAGGATAATATTTAAGATGGGTATTCTTAACTATTGTTCTTAAACGTCTTCTATCTTTTAGACTTAAAGAATTGAGGAACGACATTCTTCATCCTTTACTCGTTGTTTAACTATTTCAAGGATCTCAGTTTCCGTTCCATATTTTTCTTCAAAAGACTTCTTTGACATATGAATTGAAAACTGTCCTTGATGATGATCATAACACAAAGGAATGACATGGAAGTGAGATGTTCTTCTTCCCATTCCAGTTCCTTTTGGTCTTATGTGGTGTAAGGCAGCAGGTCTTTCGCAGACATAACATCCTAGACTTGCTACCTTGTCCATCCATATTTTTTCTTCTTTGGTTGCCACTACTTCTTCTTCTTGGCAGCCATTATCTTTTTCTTTAAAGCAGTAGGTAATTTATTTTGTTTACCTGTTAACTTGCTTTTGCTAGGTCTTCCTCGCTTTGATCCGTAGGTTCCTTTTCCGTAAGGCATTTTGCTTCCTCCATTGTTATTTCTTCATATGTACTTCTACATCCATCTGGTGTAGCAGCACTTGCCATTTGTATAGCCTGTATATCATTATCGGCAGAATATACAATCTCTCTTTTGAGAGTTTCATCTTTCCATATATTTACTTTGTAATTCATATTATACCTCGTTATTGTTGTGAAAGGATCGTACCTTATAGATCTAAAAAAATTTTTAAAACGCACTAAGGAAGTGATTAGACTTTTCCTTGCTTATTATATTTTTTCCAGGATCTTTTCTTAGACTTATTCATGCTAGACATCTTGGGAGATCTACCAATTGACGTCTTCTTTGGTAATCTTTCGTGAGCTATAAAATCTTTGAACTTTTTTGCCATCGTACTATTTTTACCCCTGTTGTTTGTATGACTTCCCTCGTCAGCTAAAGCTGATGATTTTTGCCCCCACCCTCCGAATCTAGTCGATTCTACTGTGTGGGTGCATACCAACGCCTCACGTTAGGTCTATATTAATTTTAATATCCCCCTGTATATTATGTGAAACTTTATCTGGTGAGCGTAATCCTACTCTATCTAGTATATCTCTACTAGCTTCTAGCTGTACATATTCACTTCTAGCTCCAGTGGACAGCTCGATAAGTCTTTTACTCGCACTTACTGCGCCAAGTCCAAGAGTTTGTGCAATACGTTGTTGCATATACTGTTGTACCTTTGGCAATCGTAGTGTGCGAGATGCACTTACTCTCGCTGCCTCTTTGCTTCCTTTGCTTGAATATCCTGCCTTTTCAGCAGCTTCCTTGATACTACATCCTGTAGCTACGATGGTATCAACTAAAGCTTTCTGCTTGTTTGTAAGATCATCTTTCATACACTATTATCATTCTACCCTTAACTGAACGTAGTCTTGGATTTTCTTGTTGTCAAGAATTATTATTACAGTTTAGTGTCTTCCTAAACTCACAAATACTATATCTTGTGTGGGCGACAAACAGGCTCTATGGCTTTGCCACTCATACCTTCGGTATTCGCCCTTTGGGTAACGATCCTTGTCGCTTAAGCTTCGTTCCACTCGCTTTGAAGGAATTGCCACAGGCAATGCTATTGATCCCATACGCAGTTTTCTAACGAAACCACTCGCTGTTGCTCGTTACTGCTATGGGCCCCTCTATACACACGTGTTCGCGATAGTATAACAAGGAATCCCCTCATCCATTCAACAGGGCGTTATGTCCACAAGGGAACATAAGCGCCGCACCTAAAGGTGCCAAGCTGTTGATTGGCGAGTACTCCCCTTGTTAGCCTACGCGTTGCCACGTGCATGATGCACTGGTTTATAACAAGTCAAACAAAAGGAGATACTTATGGACTATGTTAAATACTATGAGTTAGTTGTAGATGAAACTAATAAGATGAGAGTTAATGAATTGTTAACTCTAAGAGAAGAAGCTATCTATAAAGGTGAAACTGATAAGGTAGTTGAATTAAATGCTGAGTTAAATCAAATAACAAAAGGAGATACATATGCACAGTAGTGAATTAAGAGATATTGATTATTCAGATAATAGAATAGATAGTATGGCAGAAGTATTAGATTCTGTTGATATTAATGCTGGAATGTCAGCGTTTTTCAACAGTATAATATTGCCATTTGCTGATAGCCCAGATTGGGAAAAGTTGGCAGAATGGAACTGTAATTCAATCTATGGTGTATTTTCTAGACATCTAGAATCTTGTCAGAACTCACTAGATAAAACTGTGGGTTTATTACGACAAGCTATGTCAGAAGATGTAGGTACTGAAATATCAACTAACAAAATTGATAAGTTGTTATTCAGAAGAAATGCACAAGAGTTGAATATCAAAAGAGCTGAAATGATATTGGATGCTTTCAAGCTAAAATATGAAACTTCATTTAGCAAAAAGTATATACCAATTAGCAAGTCAGCTGTTAAAGATGTGACTTCTAGCCAAGTGACAGAATATAATATGGCTAGATTAAAACAAGCATTAAGTAAATAATATAAATTAAAGCCCTGTACTCCTATTGGGGTATGGGGCTTTTTTTATCGTTAAAAGCCAATTTCCAAAAACGGCTCGGCGTTGGAAAAATCATTGGCGTTGCTGCCGAAATTCTAACATAAGGATATAATATGAATATATTAGAAGAACTAAATATAACTAGACATGAAATTGACCAATTAAGATATAAATTAATGGATTCAATAGAATATGATTTTACAGAAAGAGAATGTGAAATTGTATATAAGTTGTCTATGTATGATTTATTAACAGCAAGTGAAACTAAAACTGCTGTTATGCTTATGGCACAAAAGTTAGGTAATATACCTGTTCCAACTATGGAATTATAAAATAATAAACAATAAAAAAAGGAGAAACTAATGTTAAATAAGATACAAAACTGGTTAATGAATGTAGCAGCTAGATGGCTATGGGTGGCAATTATGTTGCCATTTAGAATTATTCTAGGTTTATGTTATGCAGTAAGCAAACATATGCCAGAAAAAGTAGAACTACCTTACAAGATAGTTAAGAATGATTCTAAAAAACAAGGATGGTTATAATGACTTTTATTTTACTATTACTGATTGTGTTTATATTATTATTTGGTATAAGTTTAGCCAAAGATAATTTGAGAACAATTGAACAAATTAATAAAAACATAATTGAACAAAATGAATATGAGAGGGAAATATGTCGTCATTTAAACAACAAATCTTAGAAGATATAGAAAAATTACATTTTGATTATGCTGAATGTAAAATTGAAATGGATGAATTTATAGCAGGTATTACAAGGCTTGGTGTAGATTCACCAGCAGATATTGAGGAGCATAGATTAAATGCAGAAGAAGCAAGATACGAATACAAAGTATCACAACATCAAAATAAGTTCTAAAGAAATATTTGAATTAGAACATATAATTAAGATGTATCTTCTAGAACAAGAAACATTAAACTATAAAAATACTAAAACGATTAAAGGTTATTCAGTTTATATGAAATTGAGAAACTTAATTGCTTTGTATGAATTAAAGAATCCTATTACAGAGGATTAGTCGTTACTTCATAACGCTCCCTCCCTCTGTCTAAACACTAAGTTTAGCGTTGCACTTAGAGGATATAAGCAACGCACATAGCTATCCCAAGAAAGAGATAGCTAACAGAAAGAAAGAAAGATTCGAAAGAGGTATAAATGTCAGTTATCAAAAAACATCTAGAAAATCTACGCACAAATTTAAATAGTTTGCTGCCGAACTTATTTAGCTTTGCTAAATTTAGTTTAATTGCAATTATGTCAGGTATTATCTGGCTTTTGCACTGCATAGGATGGATTGTAGATATAGGGTTACACTATGCAAAATTTATAAAATCCGAAATAAAAGGAGATAAAAATGGCTAATTGTTATTATCATTCGGTATCATCAGTAAAAAAATGGGGTGGTAAAGTAGAAGACTACCAACCCATACATGATTGGATGGATGAAAGTAAAAAACTAACTACGCATTTTGCACATAGATTATTACGTCATCATGCCGAAGGCTGCTTTGCTGCCGAAAAAGAATTTGGTCATACTATTATGAATAGCGATAACAAAGCTATTCCAGTACGACTGATTGTAGA